AACCCTGCTCCAACTCTGCGGCAGCGGCACCACAGGATGCCACGGATGGGTACACGCCCACCCCAAGCGCGCCTACCAGCTCGGCTACCTCGTCCACATGGGCAAAGACCCCGCCACCATCCCCGTCTACTACCGCACAGGCGGCTGGCAGCAGCTCAACGCGGACGGCACACGCCATCCCTGCCCGCCACCCGAAGACCTCCCCGCCCATATCGACATCAAGAAAGGCAACGAATGAACACCCAACACGACATCACCGTCAGCGGCAAACCCCTCAACCCGCCAAAACCGCCAGCCAAACCACACATGCTGCTCTGGATCGACACCGAAACCACCGGCATCAGCCGCACCAACGCGAAACTCCTGGAGATCGGCATGATCGTCACCAGCATGGACGGCATCGAGGAACACGACCGGTTCATCTGCCCGGTACGCCCCGACCAGCTCAGCCTCTACGACATCGACCCCAAGGTGCTGCGCATGAACCTCGACAACGGACTCCTGGACACCGTCATGGAAACCGAACCCGAAGAATTCGGATACGCGAACGTCGCCCGCAACCTCGGCGCATGGCTCGACACCGAGGCATCCCAGTACGTGCTCCACCCGGCCGGCACCAACGTGGACTACGACATCGACGTACTCACCAACCAACTCGGCCCCCATCTCCACCCCGACTGGCTCCGCCAGCTCACCAACCACAGAAAACTCGACCTCAGCACCTACCGGATCAGCGACCTAGCCCTCGACCACAACCCCTACCAAAACCACGCAGGCACCCACCGAGTCCAAGACTGCATCCGCCGAGACCGCAACGACTACGCCAACTACCTCGACATCATGCGAGCCGGCATCCAAGGAGCCCGATCATGAACCCCCGCAAACGAATACCCGCAACCCTCACGGCGATCCTCGCCATCCTCGCGCTCACGGCATGCGGAGAAACACCCAAAGGCTGCGGCCAGGGCACCGTGAACAACCCCGACCCCGGATACGTCCGCTGGTACGAACTGCCCGACGGCAGCGCGGCCGTCCGATGCTTCTCCGACTCCGGCGGAGCGTCATGCGACTGGGGACACATCGAACTCAGGGACAAGCAATGAACGCCCACACAGCAACCCCGGACCGCCCCAACCCCGTCATCGAACTCATCCGACGTCTCCGAAAGGCCACCCACCGACCCGAACCGGCCAACGATCCGACCATCTGCGCGATCTGCGGCGCACCGCTCACCGACAGCACGTCATCCATCTGCCCCGACTGCCGGGAACTCGAAAAGGACTGGTAAGCATGCACACCACATGGGCCAACGACCCGTCAACTCACCAAACCACTACACACGCTCGCACCCGGGCATGGAATGCATCGAACTGACCGCAGACACCAGCTTCTGCCTCGGCAACGCCATCAAATACCTCTGGCGCTACCACAGCAAGGGCCGACCCGTCGAAGACCTCGAAAAAGCCCGATGGTACCTCTGCCACGTCATCGACCACGACGAGAAGATCGCATGGACACGCCAACAACACGCCATCCTCGACACCCTCGCCAACGATCCCGCCATCCCCGACGCCGAAGCGCACACATGGGCGAAACTCCGGCAAGGCTTCCCCTATTCGGCCCTCGCCTGCCTCGACCGCCTCATCGAACACGAAAGGAACCAACAATGAGCACACGCATCTACTGCGACCAATGCGGCACGGAAACCAGCAAACGCGAAGCGCTGCGATTCAGCCTGTCCGGGTATTCGGCCAACCGCACCTCCATGGGCCAGCTCAACGACATCGAGATCGACATATGCCCCGACTGCGCCCAACGGCTCAACGGCCTGACCATCGGCACCGTCCACATACGCCGAGACCACCGAGACAAGCTCAGCCCCTACCTGCTCGAATACCAGCCCACCGACCCGAAAGAAGACCAAGCATGACCAGCATCATCACCAACGAGATCGAGGAACGCTACCCCTACCCAGACAACGGCGAGCGCCCGACCGGCATCACCCGTCTCGGCCAGTGCCTCGCGTCGCGCAAGGCGTACAGGGCCGGCGTATGCCGCAAGATCACCGATAGGGAGATCGATATGGCGGCGCTCGCCGTCTATACGGGTACGTCGGGCATGGGCTTCGAGGAGGTGGAGCCGTTGTGGTCGAAGTTGAACCCTGACGCGAAAGAGCAGTATCGGCGGCTTGCGCGGTTGGCGATCACTGCCGCGCGGACGGAGGCGTTGAAATGAGCGAACAGCAACGGGAGCAAGTACGCCGGTTCATCGCGGATCAGGTCGGCATCACCAGCCCGTTCATCCTCGCCTACGACAGCGGCGGGCTCGACGAAGCCACCACGGGCGGTGCGCACTTGGACTACCTGACCGACCCGCATTCCAGCACGTTCACCCTCATCGGCATGCTCTCATGCCTGCTCGCATGGCTCACGAAAGGACGCCAAGCATGACCAGGCGAATACGGCTCACGCCCGCCATGCGCGGCCTGCTGCTCGACATGTACGAGACAGGCAGCGCCTATCCGCTCGACCGCAACCACCGGCGCACGTTCGACGCATTGGAAGAACGGGACTACATCGAACACGTCTCATGGGGACGATGGCGGATCACCCCACTGGGCGAAACGATCGCCAAACAACTCACCGCCAAGGAAAGGAACCACTGATGCAGGTCAGCTTCACCGCACAATCGCCAGCCCACGGCATGCTCACCATCCAACAACGCCTAGAAGCCGCCGGCTTCACCAACGTGCACGTCAACGCCATCAGCGACACCGTGGAACCCTTCACACGCACCAACCGCGAAACCATCCACGCCTACGACGAAGGCAAACAAGCCATCCTCAACAGCATGAACCACTTCAGTGCTCTCAACGACGAAATCAACCACAACCCCTACCAAGACGGCACACGATGAACGACTGGCGACACCAAGCCACATGCCGCCAATACGATCCCGAACTCTGGTTCAGCACCAAACCCCAAGAAACCAGCACGGCGCTCGCCATCTGCCGGACATGCCCGGTCATGGACGAGTACCGCGAGTGGGCCGACGGGCACAGCCGCATCAACGGCTACCCGTTGCAGGGCATATGGGGCGGCAAGCAGTACGGCCGGACGAACCGGCCGAGAAAGGAACGAGAATGAACGACATCGACATCGACGTTAACGTCACCGCCTGGAAGATCGGGCTGGTCATCATCATGCGCGGCACCGCCACGCCCACCGCGAGGGTGTCGCACCCCGAATGCTTCGGCCGGTTCACCGCGCTCGCGCTCTCCTGCGACGGCGCGATCCGCAAGTGCATGCGCCGCGTCGCCATGATGTGCGCCAGGCACTCCGCATGCGAACGGCTCGACCGGCAGGAGGCGAGGGGATGAAAGTCACCGAAGGCGTCAGGAAGATCATCGTGGAATGGCATGGCAAGGGCGTGCCGCCGGAAGAGACCGCGCAATCCCTGCGCGTCCCCATCGACGAGGTGAAGGCCGTCATCCTGCAAGCCCACCCGGCCCCCACGCCACCAAAACGCCCCGAATTCCTCGAACCACGGTACGCGCCGCCGAAACCCGCCGGCATCAGCGACAATAGACGGGAAAGTTAAAAAATCGTTGAAATCAAGCCGCCCCCGGCCAATCCGCCATGCCGGGAACGGCGGCGAGGCAAATAAAAAGCCCCCACCTTGCGGCAGAGGCATTGCATTGTCCAAAAGGCAAGTCTAGCACCGACAAGGGCGGGGGATATGGAACACAACTGCGTCATCTGCGGCAAACCGGCCGAGACCACCATCTGCGAGGCATGCGCCCGAGACTGGGCGCGACGCCTCGCATGGCTCCTGAGGGCCGGCATGCCAGCCCTCCAGCAGATCGCCTACAAACAAGCCACCACCCGCGAGCGCTCTCCTCGTCACGGCAACACGGCGTATGCGGCCCCGCCGGTCAACGAGACCGCCCAAGCCCTGTTCAACGCGGTGGAGGTGCACTTGCAGCTCATGGGCGGCCGGCTCGGCATCAAGCCGCTCGGATATGACCGATACGAGCGGGCGCGCACCCTCATGCAATGGGCCGACCTCATCCGCCTGCTGCTGCGCCGCATGCGCGACCTCGCCCGGCTCGAAGACGCCTCCGGCCTGTACGCGGACACCCTGCGTCTTGCGGAACGGGTGGACGCGGCCACGTCGCACAGTGCGGAGAAACGGCTCGTCGGCGTATGCCCCGACTGTCTCAACGGTCGCGACGAGCAGGGGGAGCCGGTGCGCACGCCCATCTACGCCGCCCGAGACGCACGGTATGCGATATGCCCCGCATGCGGCGCATGGCTCGACTTGCGGCGCATCAGGCTCGAATACCTGCGCAGCGCGGGCCTCATGCACATCACCCGCACCCAGGCCGACGCCGCCCGCTGGATCAGGGCCAACACCGGCGTCAACGTGAGCGGCAACGACCTGAAGAACTGGCGCGCACGCGGCAAAATGCCCGGCACGAGACACATCGAGGGCCCCTATTGGGCGTGGAATGTGCTGGAGCTCTTGGCGTGCGCCCAGGCCAAGGACGAACGCGACCACGACGACGCTTGACCCCTGACCCGGTTCCGTGTTACGCTGTCGCGTGTAATCGGAGTATCGAGAAAGCCCTGCCCATGCCGGCGGGGCTTTTTTGTTCCCGCTGGATGGTTGGCCGAGCGGCCGAAGGCACCCGCTTGCTAAGCGGGCAAGCATGATAGCCTCATGCTTCGCGGGTTCGAATCCCGCACCATCCGCCAGCCGCCGCCGGCACCGTGCACGACCGGCGTATGCGGCACCCGAGAACACCACCACAAGCGGCGAGCGCCGGCGGGCTTTTCCTCTCCTTTCTCCCGCCGGCCGCTTCGCCGTTGGCTTGGAGAGGGAGGCTATACTTTTGGCTCGCATTCGTGTTCCGAAGGCTGCTGTGAACGTGCGACGCAGCAACGGAGCGGCACGCGCCCGCATCCGCAAGCGTCTGCTGTCGCGCTGCAGCGGCAAGCCGATATGCGCGCTATGCGGCCAGCCCATAGACACCAGCCTCAGAACACCGCATCCCGGCAGCATGGAGATCGATGAGAAGCTGCCCGTTTCCAAGGGCGGCGACCCGTTCGACCTCGACAACTGCCAACTCACGCACCGACGCTGCAACCAACGCAAAGGCAATCACCAATACACCAGACTCGACACGCCGCCCGCGCCCGCCGCGCAGCGGCGAGCGCCGCAGCCGATCCCGCTGTCGCGCCAATGGTAGGGGCGGTATACCCTCCCCCACCGGCCTAGCCCCTCCACGGTCATAGGGCTGCGGATACCCCCGGCACCGTTTTTTCCACGGAACCCGCCCGTCGGCCCCGTCTCCCCGTGGCACGGAAACGCCATATACGGCCGTTCCGGCCGCGTTTCGGCGGTTTTGAGTCTTTGTTGCCGCAGCAAGGCGTGTTCGCTGCTCTGCGGGCATCGGTCCCAAACAGTCGGCCGCCCTTGCCGCCAATCGCTCGGAAAGCACTCAAAAACGTTGCAATGCCGCTTGTCAAGCGTTACAAAACATGGTATAGTCTTGGGTATGGGAAGACGTTGTGAGATAGACGGCACGTACATGCCCGACGCCAACGGCCACGGCGGCAGCGAACAGCGCGTATGCTCCGGCCGCTGCCGCGTCGAGGCGTACCGGCGGCGCAAGGCCATCCCCGACGGGATGAAGGCGCTGCGCAGGTGGGTGCGCGCCGACGGCAAACGGCCCATCCAGCCCGACGGCAAACCCGCGTCCAGCACCAAGCCGGCCACATGGTCGGCGTTCGAACAGGTCGCGAACACGGGGGAGGGCGACGGCTGGGGGATCATGCTCGGCGACGGGCTCGCCTGCTACGACCTCGACCACATCCTCGACCCGCAAGGCCGAGTCAAGGAACGCCACCCCGGCCGACTCATCCTCGACCGGCTCGAACGCGAAGGCTGCCTGTTCGCCGAGGTCAGCAGCAGCGGCGAAGGACTCCACCTGTTCGTCCATTCCGACGCCCCGAGCTGGAAACGCGAAGGCGTGGAATTCTACAGCCACAGCCGCTTCATCCGCATGACCGGCATCAAGTGGAACCCGAAAAGGAGGCGCAATGCTCATCAGTGACATCAAACCCTACGAGCGCAACGCCCGCCACAACGACAAGGCCATACCCAAGGTCGCCGAAAGCATCCGGAAGTTCGGCCTGCGCGGCAGCATCGTCCTCGAATCACGCGACAACCCCGTCATCGTATGCGGACACACGCGCGTCGCCGCCGCGAAAAGCCTCGGCTGGACGGAAATACCAGACGACCACATCGAATACTGCGACGGCCTGACCCAAGACGAGATCGACGCCTTCCGCCTCATCGACAACAAGACCGGCGAAATCGCCACATGGAACGTCGCCCTGCTGAAAAGCGAAGCCAAACGCCTCAACGGCAAACTCGACTTCGCCCGCTACGGCTTCGACTTCAAAAGCAAGGTCAAACCCTACGGGGCCGAACGCGCCAGAACCGACGACTACTACAACCTGCGCCTGTGCGACATCGACGACTGCGGGCCCGACGGCATGCCCCTGCTCGCACCCACCGACATCCGGCCCGCCCGACTCATCGGCTTCAACTACGCCAAAAGCTGGAACGAACCCAAAACCGGCGTCGGCATCCACTTCTTCCTCGACGACTACCAGTTCGAACGCATCTGGAACAAGCCCGAGGAATACACGCGCCTGCTCGCCTCGTTCGACATGGCATGCGCGCCGGACTGGAGCCTCTACCTCGACATGCCCCGGCCGATGCAGCAATGGAACGTCTACCGCTCCCGCGCCATCGGCGACTGGTGGCAGCGCCAAGGCCTGGCCGTCGTGCCGACCCTGTCATGGAGCGACGAGAACAGCTACGAATACTGCTTCAACGGCCTGCCCACCGGCTCCACCGTCGCCGTGAGCGCCATCGGAGTCAAGGGCGACCCGGAGCGCGAACGCCTCTGGCACGCCGGCATGGACGAGGCCATCGCCCGCGTGAGGCCGAAGCGCGTGCTGCTCTACGGCGGCACCCTCGGACACGACATGCACGGCATCGAAACCATCGCATACGCCAACGCCGTCACCGGCCGCATGGCCGGCGACAAACCGCCGTAAACCCCGGCGCAAGCCTGCTTGAAAACTGAAAAGAGGTACCCGACATGGGCGGACGAGGCGCAACCAGCAGCCACGGCAAAACCAAAGCCAAGGCAAAACCACGGCAGAAAGGCCACCTCACCGCCGACGAAATCCCCAAAACGCCCGAAGAGACCGCCAAATACATCGGTTCGACCGTTCAGGAAGCCAAGGACATGTTCGACGCGGTGCAGGACTTCACGGGAAGCTCATACTCGGGCATCAGACGCGCACAACGAGGAGAGAAGGCGTCCGACATCCCCGAGCTGCAAAAGAAGTACGACAGCGAGGCCAAACGGATCGAAGGCTACATCGAACGCGCACCCAAATGGGGCGGCGGCGTCACCTACCGAGGCATGAGCCTCCCATCGTCCGTCGTCAAAGGGCTCACGGTCGGAGGAACGTTCGACGTCAACGCCGGCACCGCCTCATGGAGCACGCAGGAAAGCACCGCGCGCAGCTTCTCCAAGTCGGGCAGCGGCGGCAGTCCCGTCGTATTCGTCAGCCAAACCCAAAGCAAGGGCACCTCGATCAAACACATCAGTTACTTCACCAAGGAGAACGAGGTGCTGGTATCCAAGAACGCCAGATACACCATCACCAACATCTCCACCAAATCCAGCAGCCCATACACCTACGTCTACGTAAAGGAGAACTAGACATGACCACCAAGAAGACCACCGCCAAGACCGCAACGGAAGACCGGTCGCACCCCAAGCAGTACACCCGCCGCCGCGGCGAGATGGCCGAGCGCGGCCGTCAGGACGGCCTCGACTTCATCAAGGCCAACGCCAAGGCCCTCGGCCTCGACAAGAAACAGGGCGGCAAATGACCCACACGCTCAAAGACGCCCTTTATGGTCAGGCCGTAGCCGACGCGCTCGGCGTACCCTACGAATTCCGCCGCCGAGGCACCTTCCACGCCACGACCATGACCGGCCACGGCACCCACGACCAGCCCGCCGGCACATGGAGCGACGACACCAGCATGGCCCTCGCCGTCTGCGACAGCATCCGCGCCAACCCCGGCCGCATCGACACCGACGACATCCGCCGACGCTTCGACGACTGGTACCAGTACGGCGAATACACCATCGACGGGCTATTCGACATCGGCAACACCACCATCAAGGCCCTGCGGGCCGGCCACGGCATGACCGGCGAATACGACAACGGCAACGGCTCGCTCATGCGAACCATCCCCCTCGCATTCACCCGCGCCACCGAAGCGCAGGTCGAACAGGTCAGCGCCATCACCCACGCCAACCCCACCAGCACCCGCGCATGCGCGCGTCTCGTCAACTACGCCCGCCAACTCGCCGCCGGGCGCACGCCGCTCGACGCGATCGGGGAGGCCGGCTACGAGACGGCGCTCGCCGACGAGCCCGAGGGCATGATCCGTTCCGGCGGGTACGTGCTCGACACGCTCAAGGCGGCCGTCTGGTGCCTCGTCACCACCGACGACTACGCAGGTTGCGCGCTCAAGGCCGTCAACCTCGGCGCCGACACCGACACCACCGCAGCGGTCGCCGGAGGCCTCGCCGGCATCGTCTACGGCATCGACTCCATCCCCGCCGAATGGATCGCCAAGCTGCGCGGCAAGGACGTCATCGACGCCTGCCTGTTCGCCTGACGCGGCCAACCGCAAGACCTCATCGAAAGCCACCCCACGGGGTGGCTTTTCTTATGCCCGAAAGGGAGGCGACAATGGACGACCTCAAGCCCGAATTCATCGCCGCCGACCCCTACAAAAGCCGCAAATGGGACGAACTGACCGCCGGGTCCGACATCGAGCCCGCTGCGGTGCCCACGCTCACCCTCCTCGTCAACTGGTACGCGATCCTCGACCAATGCATGCGCGACATCAGCGCCGACGACGGCACCCACGTCGCCTACGTCAACGATCAGGGCGACGTCAAAGCCATGCCCCAGATCGCCACCATGAAACAGGCCAGCGCCGAGATACGGGCGCTCAACAAACAACTGTTCGCCGACGGCGGCGACGCCGCGCTCATCCGCCGCGACGCCAAGGCCATGCAGCGCGACAACCCGCTCGAACGCGCCCGGCGCGCACGCGAATTGAGACTGGAGGTCAGGAATGGCGGCAAGGCTCAAAGGAAGGCAGCAACCTAGCTACCAGCTCACACCCCGCCACACGGACAGCTACGGGCCCGACGCCGCCGCACTCGCCGAAGGCTACGGCATGCCGCCCGACCCGTGGCAGCGGCTCATCCTCGACGGATGGATGGGCACCCTCAAGGACGGCCGATGGGCCGCCGGGGACTGCGGCGTAAGCGTGCCGCGCCAGAACGGCAAGAACGGCGTCATCGAATTCCTCGAACTGTACGACACCGCCATACTCGGCCTGAAAATCCTGCACACCGCCCACGAGGTCAAGACCTGCCGCAAGCACTTCCTGAGAATGAAGAACTACTTCGATTAAGCCGGGTTTGTTGTTAAGCCGGGGAACGGTTCGGGGTCTTGGTGGCTGGCCGTGTCCCATGTGGTTTCCCGGCTTAACGTTCCGGGTTATGTTCGTCTTGTCCCATTTGATTCGAACGAAGGAGTTTGCCATGGGTGAGACGACGGTTGGCCATGTCGCGGGCGAGGTGGTCCGCGCGCTTTACGGGGCCGGTTATATGGAATCCACCATAGGCCAGTACCGCAAGTCCATCAGGGCGTTGGAACGGTACGCCGGAGGCCCGGATGCGGTGTACACGCGTGGGTTGGGCGCGGGGTTCGCCGCGTCGACCTTCAGTGAGCGGACGGGCGGTTTCAGCAGGCAGCGGTGGTTCGATTACGGCAGGCTGGCGCGTTTGTGCGACTCGTATCTGCGGTCCGGTTCGGTGGACCTGGGCAAGTGGCGCAGGAGCAGGCTTGCGGAGCCGGTGGTTCCGGGTTTGGCCGTGGTCATGGAGCGTTGGGAGGCGTATCTCGCCGGTTCGGGACTGGCTTCGGCGACGGTGGGGCATTACCGTCGGATGGCGGGCTTGTTCCTCACGTGGCTGGAATCTCATGGGGTCGTGTCGTTGGACGGTTCGGATGGCTCGCATGTGCTGGGGTTCCTGGCCGGGCTGCGTTCACGCTGGTCGGAGTCGTCGATGCGGCACGCCGCGTCGGACCTGCGCCCGTTGTTCAGATGGCTCGGGCGGGATGACCTGGCGGACGCGATCGGCCTGGCCGGCATACGCAGGACCCACGCGATCGCGGGAACGTTGCCCGACGACGAGCACCGCCGCTTGCTGGAGGCGTGCGCCTCGCGGTCGGTGCCGTCGAGGGACGCGGCGATCACCCTGCTGTCGCTGACGTGCGGGCTGAGGGCATGCGATGTGATCGGTCTGAGGATCGCCGACGTGGATTGGGATTCCATGAGCATAGGTCTGGTGCAGCGAAAGACGGGCAATCCGTTGACCGTGCCGATGACGGGACCGCTGGCCGCGAGGCTGGCGTCCTGGCTGTTGGACGAAAGGCCCGCCACCGACGACGACCGTGTGTTCGTGCGGTACAAGGCGCCCCATGTCGCGCTTCGGGGTCATTCATCGGTGTACGAGGCGATCAGCCGTGTCATGCGGCACGCCGGGCTCGGACGCCGGGGCGGTTCCAGGCTGTTGCGGCGCAACGCGGCGACGAGGATGCTGGAGGCGGCCACGCCGTTGCCGACGATCAGCGCGGTGCTTGGCCACGCCGACCCCGATTCCACACGCGTCTACATGGCCACGCACCGCGGGGGAATGCTCGCGTGCGTGCTGCCCGTGCCGGAAGGCGGATCGTCATGAGACCCACGGAACACGGATTCGTCGGCCCGCTCGCCGGCGAATTGGAGGAGTACATCCGCTTCAAGGCGTCCATGGGCAGGCATGGCGCCACCCGCGTCCAGGTCCTGCGCTCGTTCGACCGGCATTGCCTCGAACACGGGGCCGTGCGTCTGGAGCGGGGCGTCGTGGAGCGATGGATCGCCCATAGGATCGACGCGAATCCCGGGGGTTGCCGCTCGTGGTTCTCGTACATCAGGGACTTCGGCAGGTGGATGCGACTGGCCCACGATCCCGACGCGTACGTGCTCTCCGACCAGTGGAAGGCCGGATCCCCGCGTCCGACGCCGTACCTGCTGACGGACCGCGAGGCCGCCCTGTTCCTGCGGGCCGCGGGAACGTTGGAGTCTCCGTCGCCGTGGGCGTGGCAGTCTCGCGCGTTCTTCATGCTCATGGCCTGCTGCGGGCTGCGCACCCGAGAGGTCAGGAGACTCGCCGTCGGGCACGTCGACCACAAGGCCCGTTCCATCGACGTGGTCGATTCCAAGGCCGGTCGCAGCCGCAGGCTGCCCGTGGGCGACGAGGTCGCCGCCGAACTGCTGGAATGCGACCAACGGTCCCGCGAACGCTTCGGAGACGACCGTCCCGCGTTCTTCGTCACCTCCACCGGCAATCCGGTCTCCCCGGGCATGCCCGGCGTGGTGTTCCGCCGCGTCTGGACGCGGGCCGGGCTCGAGTGGCCACAAGCCGGCAAACGGCCCAGGCCCTATGATTTCCGGCACCGGTTCGCGTTCGCGAACATCGAGCGGTGGACTCGCGACGGCGTGGACGTGATGGCGATGCTGCCCTATCTGGCGGCCTACATGGGACACGCCGGCATCGACAGCACCCTCTACTACGTGCACGCCAGCCCCGATTTCATGGACGGATACGCGGACCTCGTCGCCGACGCCGAACGCGTGGTCCCGGAAACGGAGGAACCATGAGCAAGGCAAGGAAAACGGCCGCCAGCTCCGGTGAACCGGACTTCTGGCGAGTCGCGCGCGACTGGCTGCACCACTGGCTGCCCAAGGTGCGGGGCAGCTCGCCGAAGACCGTCGAGGCGTACCGCATCGGCCTGGAATCCTACGTCCGATGGCTCGAAACCACGGAAGGCACGCAGCGCAGCCACATCGGTTTCGGGCATTTCGACCGGGCGCGCCTGGGCCGGTGGGTCGAATGGATGCGGACCGAGCGCGGGTACTCGGACCGCACCATCATGCTGAGGATGACGACGATGCGCGTGTTCCTCGACCACGCGGGCCTCGAACACCCGGCATTGACCGCGCTGGGCAACGACGCGGCCGGCATACGTGTCAAACCACCCGCGCGCAAACCCGTCGACCACCTCGGGGAGGAGCACACCAAAGCGTTGCTGACCGCATGGGGCACCGGCGACGCCAAATCGCGCAGGAACCGCATGCTCCTGATCCTCATGTACGACACCGCCGCCAGGATCGGCGAACTCGCCGCACTGACCATCGCGGACGTGGGTATGGATAAGCCGGCCAGGGTCACGCTCACCGGCAAACGCGGCAAGAGCCGGGTCGTGCCCCTGGGAGAAAGGACACGAACCCACCTGGCCGCCTACCTCGAGGAATTCCATCCCGGACCGTCCATGCGCGACGGCGACAGGCCGTTGTTCCACTCGACGAGGAACGGCGCCATCCAGCCGCTCTCCGTGGACCGGATCGACGAGATCCTCAAAACCGCGGCGGCCAGAGCACGCCGCGGGACGTGCCCGTCCATGCCCGAACGCGTCCACTGCCACCTGATCCGCCGGACCCGCGCCATGGACCTCTACCAACAGGGCGTGCCGCTACCGCTCATCATGCAACTGCTCGGCCACGAAAGCATGAGCACAACCAGCGCGTTCTACGCGTTCGCGACCCTCGACATGATGCGCAAAGCCGTCGATGCGGCCAACCCCGGCCCCGACCCCTCCAAGGAGACATGGCTCAGCGAGCAACGACTCCGACAACTACACACCCTCAAATAACCCGGAACGTTAAGCCGGGAAACCACATGGGACACGGCCAGCCACCAAGACCCCGAACCGTTCCCCGGCTTAACAACAAAACCGGCTTAA